TATATTTAAGAGTTGGAACAACTATTGTAAATTTTGGCTCTATTTTAACTGATACATCAAATTGGACTCATATTTGTATTACAAGAAATGCTGGTTCAACAAGTGTTTATTTAAATGGTTCTTTTAACAATACTCAAAGTATTTCAGATTCAACTGCAAGTATTTCCGTAGATAGTATTGGAGGAAATACTGTATATAACAAATATGTAAGCGGTATGATGTCTAATGTATCTTTGTTTACAAGCGAATTAACATCTACACAAGTAACAACTCTATATAATAGTGGCAAACCTTCTAACCTCAGTACTTTTGCAGTTACACCAGTAAGCTGGTGGAGATTAGGAAGTGTAAATTCTTCTTATAATTCAACAACAAGTGAGTGGACTATATTGGATGAAATAGGAACTTCAAACGGAACAGGCAGTAATTTAGGACCTGCGCAAACTGCTTTAGTAGATGGAGTAGGAGCAACTGGCAACGGTGTTTCTTCGGGTATGTCATCAGGAACTAACCGAAGTGATGCACCTTATAGTTCAAACAATGCAGTATCATACAATATGAGTGTAACCGCAAAATCAACATCAACACCAACATAATATTAAAATAAAAATAAAATGGCAACATACATAGTAATAGAATTAACAGAAACAAGCAAAGTAGATTACTCTCAAGTGAACCAAACATCTGCGCAGACAATGCGTAGAAACTTAGCAAACACACAAGGGTTGCTTTCATACATTACTGAACCAAGTTATGTAACAAGTGGAGCTTTACCAATTGTAGGTGATAAAATGAATCACTCAGAAGCACTTACTTTAATGAGTAGTCCTGAATGGTCAGAGCCAATGCCTGAATAATGAGGGGAACACTAAAAATAGAAATTGCTCCTAAACGTAAAAGAAAAGGCATACATGCTAAGAGCAAAACAAGTAAATTAAAGGGTAGTAAAAACTACTCTAAAAAATATAATGGACAAGGAAAATAATATAGTAATGGGTGACCACAATTTATTGATTGCATTAGCTGGTATAGTTAGTGCATTAGGACTAAAGGAGATTTGGAATATTTGGAAAAAAAGAATGGATATTTCAGCAAAGAAAGAAGAACGTGCTGATGGTCTTTCCTTAAAAGTTATTGAAGAATTAAAAGATAAAATTAGTGCCTTAGAATTAAAGATAGATGTATTAATAACAGAGAATACAGAACTAAGAGTAAAGATTGCTAAGATGGAAGAAAGGTTAATTCAAAATGCTAAGAAATCAGCATCAAGAAAAAGAAAACCAAATGAGTAATTATTGCTCAAATAGTAGTGAAGATATTAAATACTACTATACATATGTTAAATCAAAAAAACAATTATGAGAGAAGTAAAATATATTGTAATTCATTGTAGTGCAACTAAAGAAGGTGTAAATGTAAGCGCAGCAACCATTGATACATGGCATAAAAGAAGGGGTTGGAATGGAATAGGTTATCATTATGTAATTGGAATTGATGGTAAAATAGAAGCTGGTAGGCCAGTTAATACAATGGGCGCGCATGTTGGTGGTGGCGGAAATAGAGCATCTATTGGTATTGCTTACATTGGTGGTGTTGATGCTAATTTAAAAGCAAAAGATACAAGAACAGAAGCGCAAAAGAAATCATTAATTAAGATAATTGAAATATTAAAAAACATTTATCCAGAAGCTTCAATACATGGCCATAGAGATTATTCAGTAGACAAAGATGGTGATGGTGTAGAGCCACATGAATTTATGAAAATGTGTCCATGCTTTGATGCAGAAGTAGAATACATGGAATATCAACCAAAAAGTTTTAAACCCAAAAGCAAAAAAGCAAGGGACATTAAAAAATCAAAATCTAAGAAATGAGCAATAAAGTAAAAAATACAATAACTAACATACTTGGCATAGCATTATTCATTTACAATGTATATATGTACTATTATGGTGAAGAATCCTTTGCAAGTTTTGTTAGTATATTAGCAGTATCATTAGCATTATTTTTATTTAAAGGAACTGAAACAAAACAATGGTTAAAAAAAGCATTGGCCAAATTCTCATAATATGTTTTTTAATTAGTTGTTCACCTCAAAAAAGGTTAAATAGATTAGTTAGAAAATATCCACAATTAACACAGTTAGATACTATTAGAATTATTGATACTATTGTTATAGATAATTTTAATTATGATACTATTGAAACTGTAAATTATCATGATACAACTATTATAGTAAACAATGAAAGAATTGAAGCCAGATACTTTTATGACACCCTTAGGCAAGAGATATACCATGAAATCACGTGTAAAAGTGACACAATTATTCAGGATAGATTTATACCTGTTGAAACGGTTATTGTTCAGGAACAAAAAACATGGCAGAAATACAAGCCGATGGCTATCTTTAGTATTGTAATTTTAATTGCTTTGGCTATATTTAAAAGAATTGGTATAGTATGAAACCTAATAAAGAAGAAAAAGGTAGAGGAAATGCAAGGTATAGATTAACACCTGATGAAGTTGGTGTATTAAGGGAATACAGAAGAATTAAAGAAGAAGCAGAATTTCAGGGTGTAAATCCAAATGACGTTCATTCAGGTTGGATTAAATCAAAAAAATCATCATTATATTTTAAGAATAGTGCTTTTAGAACTAATGATCTTAAACAATTTAAAAAAGATTTAGTAAAAGATTTAAAAGAATATGCGCCTAATTTTAATAAAGTTAAAAAACCTAAAGTACATGATGGTCATTGCTTGTTATTATCACCAGCAGATATTCATATTGGTAAGTTGTGTAAATCATTTGTAACTGGTGAAGAATACAATAAACAAAGGGTAGAAAAAAGCAAAGGGTTCAATATAGACAAAATTATTCTAATAATTGGCAATGATGCCATGCATATTGACACTTCAAGTGGTGGAAAAACAACAAGTGGAACTGTTCAAGATGTAGATGGTTTATTTTATGAGCATTTCCATATTGCTAAAAGGTTGTATATTAATATAATAGAAACTTTATTAGAATTTTATCCAGATATTCATATAGTTTACAATTCATCTAATCATGATTACTTGACTGGGTTTTGCTTAGCTGATGTAATTGCAACATATTTTAGAAACAATAAAAATATAAGTTTTGATATTAGTTTGCATCACCGTAAATATTTTACGTACTATAATAATTTAATTGGCAGTACACATGGCCATGGTGCAAAATGGGACTTGTTACCTTTATTAATGGCAGATGAAGCAAAAGAATGGAGCAACACAAAGTACAGATACATGTTTACACACCATGTTCACCATAAAGTCAGTAAAGATTATGTGGGTTGTTCATTAGAATCTTTCCGTAGCCCTTCACCCGCTGATACATGGCACTCTAAGATGGGTTATACCTCATCTAATAACCAAGCAATTGAAGCTTTTATATTCTCAAAACAAGATGGCCAAGTTGCCAGATTAACACACCTTTTTTAATATTAAAATTCTAAGTATACTTTGTATGCTTGCGTGTATACTTTGATGTATACTTGTGTGTATTAAATAAAAATTATTCTATATTATTTTGTTTTATAAATATATTTATATATATTTGAATATAATTATAACTAAACTATGAAAAAATTAATATTAGAATTTACTGCCTTAACTGCTATATTTCTTATAGCATATCATTTAATAATAACTATAATTTTAAATATATCATAACTATGGAAAAAGATAATACATTATATGTACATGAATCTGAAATGCTTTGGAGTGAAAACGGTGAAGTGTATTTACAATGTGGAAATGGTAGAATAGTATTTAATGCTGATACTTTATTTAATGACATTCCACACTTAGCAGCATTAGCACTAAAAGAAAGAAAGAAACAAGAAACACAAATTCTTGAATTATTAACTAAAATAAAAGAATAAAATGGTAAGAACATTTTACATACCAGAAAACAAAAGAGAAACTATGATGAAGTTTGTAGAAAAAGCAGAAGAAAATGGAACAAGCTATTCAAAACTAATTGTAGAATTTATGGAAAACTATATAAAAAAATAATTATGCAGATCACAACAACTAAACAAGTATTCCAATTTCAGGATGGCCAAACTGATGTGGAAGTAAGTATTGAAAAAAAAGAAGGTCAACCAACTATTGTGCAATTTACAAGCTTTGAAACTAATCATCATTTGATAGTTGAAACTGGTGAATTTGCTGAACTCTTTAAAATATTAACCCAAGTAAATTCAATGCTATGAGTTTAAATCACTACATGACATACCTTGAAGAATGGGAAAGGTTTAATAGAACATCAGAACTAAATGAAGAACTTAAATTTTTAGTTCTTAGAATAAACTACAATAAAAGATTATTATGTTCTGATACATGGACACCAACAAAAAAAGACCTAATAATACACAAGGAAAGATTTAATCAATATTTAGAATTGTTTAATGAAATAGATAATAAACTAAAAATAAATGATTATAATTATTTTCCTATAAGAATGAAAACTATAAAAGAATCAATAATAAAAATTACAAACTATGAGAATAAAAGAATTAGCTAAAAAATATAATCTTGGAAAAAATGATTTCTGGGAACTAAAAAGAGGATCAAAAAGCATGTGGATAATAACACATGATGCAATAGAAAAAATTGCAATAATAGAAAACATTGAACTAACTAAATTTGAAGTATTAAATACTGAAGTGGATTTTGCAAGGTTTTTAATAACAATGCAAAAGGGAGATAAAGCTATTGTAAGTGTTGGTGAAGCATCTACAAAAAATTGCACATCAAACTATTATGGGTGCATGGCCGAAAAACGTGGAATTGATAGATGTGTTTTAAAATTAATAAATGCTTATGAATATAACATCTACTCTGATGTAGAAGCTGATTCATTTAAAAATAATAACTAAACTATATACTATGAAAAAAGAACACTTAAGCTATTCAGCATTAACACAATTTAAAAAATCACCAAATCATTTACTTGCATACTGGGAAGGAAAACAAAAAACAACAGATGCAATGTTATTTGGTTCATTAATACATAAAATTATATTACAACCTGAAACATTTGATTTTGAATATGTAATATTTGAAGGCAAAGCAAGAAGGGGCAAAGAATGGGTAGAATTTGCAGAAATAAATAAAAACAAAACTATAATAAAACAAAGTGAATTAGATGCAGCATTAGAAATTACAAATGCAGTTGCTAATGATAAAATATTTATGAACTTAATAAGCAAATGCACTAAAACAGAACAACGTGTAGAATGGATTGAACAAGGAGTTAATTTTAAAGGGTTTGTTGACATGGTTGGTGATGGATGGATAGCAGACATAAAAACATGTAATGATGCCCTTAAACTCAAAAGAGATATATACTACAATGATTATAAAATGCAAGGTGCTATGTATTTAGAAAGTTTTCCGCCAAATACTAAATATTATATTATTGCAGTAGAAAAAAACATTCCATACAATGTAAAGGTATTTAGATTAGCTGAAAACATGTTAGAAGCTGGATATTTAGATTACATTGATTTAACTACAAAATATAATGCATGGGATGGCAATCCACAAGGATATACAGAAGAAATAGAAGAACTATCATTTAAAGAAGATTAACTAATAAAAACAATAAATTATGAATAATACAAAAATAAAAAGAACATTAAGTCATCATGAAATAGATTTTTTAATTGATGTTTTAAAACAGGATAAAACTAATTTACAATCTATTTTAAATAATAAAGAATTAGATTATGTATTCAAAATGCATAATAAATTAATTTTTAAGTTAACTAATATTTTAAAAGAGGAATTAAAAAAAATAACCAATAAAAACAAATAAACATGAATGTAAAAGGTAAAATAACAAAAATACTTGATACTAAAACTGGTACAAGTAAAGCTGGAAAACAATGGAAAAAAACATCCTTTGTATTAGAAACAGATGAAGAATATAATAATCTATATTGCTTTGAAATATTTGGAGAAGAAAAAGTAGATAAATTTCTTCAATGGAATGGCAAAGGTGATACAGTTACTGTTGATTTTAATGTTTCAACAAGTGAATGGAAAGGAAGTTACTATACAACTTTAAGCGCATGGAAAGTGTTTAGAGATGATAATGCTTCAGTAGAAACTGAAGAAATGGCTAAAGAAGGGGATTTACCCTTTTAAGTATAGAGAAACTATAAAACTATTAGAAGATGCTGGATTTGAATACAAAACTTATAAAAAGTTTGCTAAAACAAGGGTTAACACCTAAACAAATAGCAAAAAAATATAGTGTTAAATACTATGTTATTTATGATTTAATAAATAAAGATGAAATAACACTATTAATGATCCAAGGGTACACAATGCGCCAAATATCTAAAAAACTAAATTTAACATATACTATTGTTAAAAAATATATAAACAGATATAGAAGGAATACTGTGCCAGTTCATTTTGATTCAAAAACTGAAGCATACTATAATAATGAAGATGATTATTTAAGGGTTCCTGAATACAATTGGGAATCCTTAGATTTTAATGAAATAAAAGCATACAAAAACTATATTGAAAAACACAAAGCATACTATGGATAAAATAAAAAAACAAATAGAAAAAAAATTAAATAATCTATCTTTTGATGATCAAATAAATTTTATAAATGAACTAAGAGAATTTTTACATTTAGAAAGCCCTTTTAAAAATGAACCTGTAGATTTTGTTAAATGGATAAAATCAGACAATATAATTGCAAATGATTATA